TAATCAAACAACCTACGGAGATGAAACTATACACAGAAGAACAGGTATTGAAAATGCTTGAAGTTTGTATAGACAGTTATTTATACGACCACATTCTTACATTTGAAGACATCCTAAAAACTCAAAGGCCTATTGAACTAATGACGTATGATGAGTTAATGTATATAATTGAGCCATTGCTAAACACGACGGACGAGTTCGACAAGGGCTTTAAACATGGTGTACAATGGATACTAGAAAAAATACAAGGAAATGAGCAATGATCAAATGCCAAGACTAGACAAGTGCTCCTTTACGTTTAACCAAGAGGGCAACTGCAATGGTACTACTGAGGACTACGAGGAGTTGACAATCGATTGTCAGTCATCACTAGGGATTGACAACGACGAAGGATGCTTCTATGTTCTAAGGACTAGCACCGGCTGGAGCATGGACAAAGTTGGCGACCTGCAGGCGCTGTTTGACAGAATACAAAAAGCAATAAAGAAATGAGTAAACTAAATCAACCCTACAAACTAGTAAGAGAGAGAGACGGAATGACCATATACGGCACGCAGATATCTTGGGTGCAGTGGGACAAGGACGGCAGGTTTAAAGACCGGCAAGACACGCCAGAGGTTGGGCTGTCTCTGATCGTAGACCCACATAGAATGAACTTCACATGGCTCACTACTCCAATCACCGTGATATTGAAAGAGATAGATGGCTATATCAAATTTAAAACTGAAAACAGCATTTACGAACTATGGCAACAATAGAACAAAAGAAAAGCGAGATGGTCAAAGATCTGATCAACAAGATGTTTGAGATCGCCGGTCACGACGTGACTTATGACGACGTCAAGGAACGAAAGGACGACTGGTACGCCCAGTGGACCATGACGGTAAAGCAGAGCAACGAGTGGGTTGAATGGGGAGAGAAAGAAATAGCAAGAAGGTTTAGGCGTAGCAAGAAGTTATGCCAAGTAGAGATGGCTTGGTTCTCTCTGATGTATGGCCTTAAGTTCAGAATCTCTATCGACTGCGACCGCTGCGGATCGGTTATCAAGACAGAAGACCAGATGTCACAATTTGAGAAGGACGCATACCTTGGAAGGCAAGAAATGTTGCCAAAGTTATGCACAAAATGTAGGAATTCTGATAACTAAAAGGTAAATTTGTAGATGAGTTTTGATATAGTAAACAAGCCAGCACACTACAACCAAGGAGGTGTAGAGTGCATCGAAGCGATAGAGGCTTCAATGACCAAAGACCAGTTCTGCGGGTACTTAAAGGGAAACATACTTAAGTACATGTGGCGGTTTGAGGACAAGAACAAAGCAGAGGACCTCAAGAAGGCCCAATGGTATTTAAACAAATTAATAAAATCATATGAGCAAGTTTAAAGAATTAAATGCAATCAACGTCAACAAGATGACGGAGAAGAAGGGCAACCTAACCTACCTGTCATGGGCTTACGCATGGCAAGAGACAATGAAGGTCTGCCCAGACATGACACGCACCGTTTACGAGTCTGCTACCGGTAACAACTACCACACAGACGGCAAGACGGCATGGGTCAAGGTCGGCATCACCATCGGTGGCCAAGAGCACATCGACTACCTACCAATCATGGACGCAAGAAACGCTGCGCTTCCCATCGAGAAGGTCACTTCGTTCGATGTTAACAAGGCCATCCAGCGGTCAACCACCAAGGCCATCGGCCTGCACGGACTCGGTCTTTACATCTACGCCGGTGAGGATATGCCAGACGACGAGAAAGCCGCCAAGGCCCCATCAGAGCCAGCCATCATCGAGCTAGTTGTTGGTGACGAGAACTGGGCCAAGGTAATGAACTACTTGACAGCAAACAAGAAGAAGGGATCTAAGTTCATCATCGAGCAGCTGTCGAAGAAGTACAGCATCAGCGAGGCCACACGCAGTGAGATCAACAAGGAGGTAGCATCGTGACAACCGAAATCCTAACGAGACTGAACAGCGACTCTGACTACTACGGAACATTTGGAAAACAGTTCCTCTCAAACTCGGACATCGGGGCCCTACTGAAGGACCCCTCGTCCTTTGGGAAGGACAAAGAGAAAACCGTTCCGATGGTGCAGGGTTCTTACTTCCACGCATCACTGCTTGAGCCAGAGAAGGTCGTTGACTTTCTGATCTGCGACGTGTCATCTAGAAATACCAACAGGTACAAAGAGATGTGCGAGGCACACCAGACAGACATCATCCTGCTGTCTAAAGAGGTCGAGGAGCTGGACGCGATGGTCGACTCCATCAAGGGCCGCATGGACTTCTTCGACATGATCTACGAGGACGGCAATCTGTACGAGCAGCCAGGCATCTCCAACATCATGGGAGAGACGTGGAAGGGAAAGGCAGACATCATCTCATCGGAGTATGTCATCGACCTCAAGACCACATCAAACATCGAGGAGTTCAAGTACTCTGCAAGGAAGTACAACTACGACTCACAGGCCTACATCTACAATCAGATCTTCGGCAAGCCGGTTCTGTTCATTGCGGTAGAGAAGGGCACAAACAAGACGGGAATGTTCGACTGCTCAGAGGAGTTCCTAGACCGTGGCAAAGAGAAAGTACAAAGAGCAATAGAAGTATGGCGCAAGTTCTTCGGGCCAAACAAAACAGAAGACATCACACAATACTACACAAAAGAAACATTATGAGTGCACTAATCAGTTTATCAATCGACGTGACTAAGATCACAAAAAGCAAACTTAAGGACGGTAAGTACCTTGACGTAACCATCTCTGTAGACGACCAGACCAACCAGTGGGGCAAGAATGCATCCATCTACGAGTCGCAGACAAAAGAGGAACGCGAATCTAAGGCCTCTAAGGCCTACATCGGAGGCGGAAAGGTAGTTTGGACCAACGGAACTATTTCAGTGGCTGAGAAGGCCTCTAATGAGCCCAAGAAGGCAAATCCTCCGGTAGACGAGTTGCCGTTCTAAGAAACCAAGACACTGGCACAGGGGACCGCCCCCTGTGTCGTTGTGTCGGTTTTCAGCTCTCCTATTCTATATATATTATTTATACTACTTATATTTTTTTCTTTGAATAAGTATTGAACAAGTAAAAATCGACACAAAAAAGCTAAGTAAAAGAAATTCAATGCGTTTGGTTGTGTCGCTTACTTTTAAAATCGACACTAAACCGACACAAACCCCAAAAAAACGACACAAAATGGCAAAAATCGACACACATAAGATCAGAATTATACACGCTGAGGTGGTAGAGAATGGAATTTTAATCAAGGCAATTGGACTTTATTCACCCGACGGCGACTATATTCGCGACACCAAGTTGAACGGCAAGCTTCTTTGCACACTCACCGAGTCATTAATGGACATTAAAATTTGTAACTGATGCCAGACATAACAATGTGTAATGGCACTGGATGTCCAAGAAAGGAATCATGCCACAGATTTACAGCAAAGCCAAGTGAGTACCAGTCATACTTTGTTACGCCTCCGGTAAGAGAGGATGGAAAGTGTGAGGCGTACTGGGGCGATGCTGAGCAAGACATATACGACGCACTTAGCGACATCGTAAATGGTATTGGAAATTTATAAATGCACGGCAAGGCAGTACGCCGTGTTAATAATGAGGGAGGACCTACACTACTCCTACCAAAAGTGTGGTATCAAGCTTGGCATATCTAGGTATGCGGCTTTTCAGTTATACAAACGAGCAAAAATCAAATTAAATGGGAAACATAACAATATTCAAAAGCATTAAGGACACTTCCACTCCTTTCTACCGGTCTGTTGACTACATCATACACCGGATCAGAGAAGGGAAGTCCAAGGACATCATCAAGCGGATCAGAGAGGAGAAGGACAAAGACAAGAGAAACCAAATCAAGAAGGAGCTACCGGCCATTTGTTTCTCTGGTGAGTTCACTCGCAGGGAGGACTCAGCGCTGATCGCCCACTCTGGGATCATCTGTCTTGACTTTGATGGTTTCACCAAGAAGGCGGACATGCTGGCCAAGAAGGACGAGTTCACGAAGGACAAGCACACACTGGCCGTGTTTATCTCTCCATCTGGTGATGGTCTAAAGGTACTTGTAAGAGTTCCGGCCGATGAGAACAAGCACAAGAGCTACTTCAACGCGCTGGAGAAGTACTACAACTGCGAGCAGTTTGACAAGACGTCAAAAAACTTAAGCCGTGTGTGTTATGAGTCTTACGACCCGTTGATCTTTCACAACCCAGAGGCAAAGCAGTGGGACAAGTTAGCAGAGGAGGAGTACGAGCCGATTGAAAGACCAGCGAACAAACGCACCATAACCGTTACAGACCAGAACGAAATCATCAGACGCTTGCGCCTGTGGTGGGACAGAGAGTATGGCATGGTCGTGGGAGAAAGAAACCACAACCTGTACGTGCTCGCTGCCGCGTTCAATGACTTTGGTGTAAACAAGGAGCTTGCCACTTATGTGCTGAGCGAGTTTGCACACGACGACTTCCCGCTGTCAGAGGTAAAGACCACCATCGACAGCGCCTACAAAAAGGAGATGAACTTCGGCATCAAGTTCTTTGAGGACAGGGACGCCATCGACAGCGTTCGCCGTCAGATAAAGAAGGGCGTGCCAAAAAAGGAGATACGTCAGCAGCTTAAGGAGTCTGGACTGAATGACGAGGTTACCGACGCCGTAATTGTAAAGATCGAGGAGGACTCCTCAAGCAAAGAGTTTTGGACCAAGTCATCGAAGGGCGTTGTGTCTGTAGTGCATTACTTATTAAAAGAGTTTTTAGAAGACAATGGATATTTCAAGTATTCGCCGGAAGGCACAAAGAATTATATTTTTGTTAAGGTTACGAACAACCTTATATCAAATACGACGGAAGATGAGATAAAGGACTTGGTGCTGGACTACCTGTTCAGAATGGAGGACCTTTCAATCTACAACCACTTTGCAGACAAGACACGCTACTTCAAGGAGGACTTCCTGTCGATGCTGTCGCCGGTTGACGTGTACTTCGTTGAGGACGACAAGGACAATGCATACCTGTACTACAGGAACTGCGCCGTTCGTGTTACCTGTAGCGACATCACAATGATAGACTACCTAGACCTTGGTGGATACGTTTGGAAAGACCAAGTGATTGACAGGGACTTTCAGATCTGTGACGCGTATGACTGCGACTTCAAGACGTTCATCAGCAACATCTCTGGTGGCGAGAAGGACCGTATCAGATCGGTAGAGAGTACCATTGGTTTCTTGCTTCACAGCTACAAGAACCTTGGATACTGCCCTGCGGTAATCATCAATGACGAGGTCATCACCGACAATCCGGAGGGAGGTACTGGTAAGGGCCTGTTCATGAACGCGGTGTCCAGGATGAAAAAGTCAGCGGTTATCGACGGCAAGAGTTTCAACTTCGAGCGAAGCTTTGCCTATCAGACCGTGTCAACAGACACGCAGATCATTGTCTTTGATGACGTGAGAAGGAACTTTGACTTTGAGAGGTTGTTCTCTATTGTAACAGAGGGTATCACGCTTGAGAAGAAGAACAAGGACGCGATTAAGATTCCATTTCACAAGTCACCCAAGGTGGTTATCACAACCAACTACGCCATCAAGGGAAAGGGTAACTCTTTCGAGCGACGCAAGTGGGAGCTAGAGTTCAAGCAGCACTACAGCAAAGACTTCACACCACAGATTGAGTTCGGCCGGTTGTTATTTGAGGACTGGAACGAGGACGACTGGTGCAAGTTTGACAACTACATGGTCAACAACTTGAAGAACTACCTCTGCTTTGGCTTTGTAAGATCAGACTTCAAGAACTTGAAGACGCGTAAGTTTATCGCTGAGACAGACCACAACTTCTGGGAGTGGATGACAGACAAGGAGAACCGGTTCGTCAAGGTAAATACCAAGATCTACAAGGAGGACGTGTACAAGGAGTTCGTTGTCGATAACCCAGACTACGGCCAGCGAGGAAAGACGTCTATATCGCTCAACAAGTTCTACAAGTGGCTTGAGGCCTTTGGTCTTTTCTACACCGGAGAGACAGTAGAGCAAGGACGCGATGGCTCTGGACGATGGATCAAGTTTGTAAGAAGTGAAGCTGAGCAAGTTGAATTTGATTTCTAATGGAAAATAAAATCACATTAAGACCATACCAGCAGGACATAGTTGAAAAGACTCGTGTCCTGCTAATGGGTCCTAAAAGGTTCGCATATCTTTCTATGGAGGTGAGAACAGGCAAGACACTAACGGCACTGTCTGCTCTTGACCATATCGTTGACGTCAACGAAATGGTATTTGTCACCAAGAAGAAGGCCATTGCTGGAATCCAGAAGGACTACAAGGCTCTTGCTCCTAAGTACAAGTGTACGTTTATCAACTATGAGAGCCTGCACAAACTAGACGTGAGCAAGATCGACGCCATTGTATTCGACGAGGCACACGGCATGGGAGCGTTTCCAAAGCCAAGCAACAGGGCCAAGGAGGCCCGTGCCTTGGTGTTGAAGCACAACCCATACGTCATCTTCTTGTCTGGAACACCATCGCCGGAGTCGTACTCACAGATGTACCACCAGATGTGGGTACTTGGTTCCAGGTCTCCGTTTACTGAGCCTACGTTTTACAGGTGGGCACATACATACGTAAAGGTATGGGAGCGTATGATCAACGGCTTTCGTGTTCACGACTACAGCAACGCCTACCAAGACAAGGTAATGGACGCCATCAAGCCATACATGATCAGCTATACACAGAGCGAAGCGGGCTTCACATCCAAGGTAAACGAGCATGTGTTAAAGGTAACGATGTCTGACACAACGTACAAGATCGCTGACAAGCTGAAGCGTGACTTGGTGTTCGAGGGAAAGGAAGACGTGATACTTGCAGACACGCCGGTGAAGCTGATGCAGAAGCTGCACCAGATCTACAGCGGAACAGTCATTCTTGAGTCTGGAAAGGCCATCATGCTGGACAAGACCAAGGCAGAGTTCATCAGAGAGAAGTTTGCAGGAAAACGCATAGCGGTCTTCTACAAGTTCCAGGCGGAGCTAGAATGCTTGTTGTCTGTCTTTCAAGAAGATATGACCACCGATTTAGGAAAATTTCATGCAGGTGAGTGTAACAACTTTGCTATACAAATTGTTACGGGGCGTGAGGGAATCTCGCTAAAGGAGGCTGACTTCTTGGTTTACTACAACATTGACTTCTCCGCCACGTCTTACTGGCAGAGCCGTGATCGCCTAACTACGATGGATAGACTAGAGAACAATGTGTACTGGATCTTTGCTGAGGGTGGTATAGAAGAGAAAATCTACAAGGTTGTGCAAGGAAAAAAGAACTTCACAATTTCACACTTTAAAAAAATGATGTAATTATGGAAAAGGAAATTAAAGGATACGAGGGCATCTATAGTATTTCAGATACTGGCTCTGTGTACAACTTAAAAAGAAAAAAGTTTTTAAAAACCACAAAGACAGCTAGATATATTGTGGTTTCTTTAAACAAAAACGGAGTTGGCAAAAGACACTATGTACATAGGCTTGTCGCTGAGGCATTTTGCGACAATCCGTTAAGAAAGCCATGCGTAAATCACATAGATCACAACAAAGAAAATAACAACTACACAAATCTAGAATGGGTTACACCAAAGGAAAATAGACTCCATCATGTAGCATCTGTTTTCTATAAAAGAAACATTCCAACTAGGGGATCTATTGAAAAGACTAGAGCTAAATTGAACAAGAAGGTTTTGTGTTTGAATTCAAATACTGTTTACGAATCCATTGGTGATTTTGCAAGTGTTAGAAAAATTTCAATCTCACAAGCAAGCATGAAGCTTAATGGAGTTTTGAAAAACAATATTAATGCTTGTCTTTTTACTTAGATTTATTATCTTTGTAGTCCCATGTTAGAATCCAAGCTGCAATCAAAGATGATCAAGCTTGCTGAGGAAAACGGGTGGTACGTCCTAAAACTTTTGAGTACAAACAAGCCAGGCATTCCCGATCTGTACATGTATCGGGCTGGAAGAACTGTCTTTGTTGAGGTCAAGAGGGAAGGCGGAAAGGCCCGGCCACTGCAAGAGTATCGAATGAAGGAGCTGAAAGAGATAGGAGTCGAGGCATTAGTCTGCGACTCAATTGAAAAATTTAAAGAACTATTATGAAAAAACTAATAACACAAGCACACGAAATGGCCAAGAGCAAAGGCTTTTGGGAAGGAGAGAGAAACAAACCAGAGATGTTAATGCTCGTTGTTTCAGAATTGGCAGAAGCTTTAGAGGCTTTAAGAAAGGACCACTACGCAAGTAAGCACGCCGTAAATAGTCTGTACCAAGACATACAAGTTAACCTATGGGATGACGAGTACAATATCATGGAGGGTCCATGGAAGGCTGGATTTGAAGCAAATATTAAGTCATCATTTGAGGACGAATTGGCTGACGTAGCTATCCGTTTGTTCGACCTATGCGGTGGTCTTGGTGTGGACCTTGAAAAACACATCGAATTGAAAATGATGTACAACTCAATGCGTGGTTATAAGCACGGTAAGAAATTTTAAAACTATGGAACTAGAAAAAGAAATATTGTCGGATTTGGTGGTTTGGTCAAAGTATGCCCGCTTTGTACCGGAGTTAAACAGACGTGAGACGTGGCAAGAACTTGTTACACGAAACAAGTCTATGCACTTGAAGAAGTTCCCACACATGGAGAACGTAATCGAGAAGGCATACGAGTTGGTGTATGCCAAGAAGATTCTACCATCAATGCGCTCACTGCAGTTTGGTGGAAGACCAATCGAGGTAAACAATAGCCGCCTGTTTAACTGCAGCTACTTGCATGTTGACGACTATCGTGCATTCTCTGAGACCATGTTCCTACTTCTTTGTGGGACTGGTGTTGGATACTCTGTACAAAGCTTCAACATCAACAAGTTACCAGCAATCTCAAAGGCTACAAAGACTCGTAGATACTTGATCGGAGACTCTATCGAGGGATGGGCTGACGCAATCAAGGTGTTAATCAAGGGATACTTGGGACTAAGTGCAACTATTCCTACGTTTGACTTCCGTGCGATCAGGGCAAAGGGTGAGCGATTGATCACGTCTGGTGGAGTAGCTCCAGGGCCAGAGCCATTGAAGATTTGCTTGGCACACATTCAGTCTATCTTGGACCGTAAGAAAGACGGAGACAGACTTACCTCAGTTGAGTGTCACGACATCATGTGCTTTATCGCTGACGCGGTATTGAGCGGTGGTATTAGAAGAAGCGCAATGATTGCTTTATTCGACATCGACGATGAAGATATGTTGACATGCAAGTTTGGTGACTGGTGGGAATTGAATCCACAGAGAGCACGTGCAAACAACTCGGCTATTTTAAAGCGTGATAGTGTAAGTAAAGAAGAGTTCTTGGCGCTTTGGAAAAAAATTGAGCTGAGCAATTCTGGTGAGCCAGGGTTCTACTTTAGCGACAACGAAACAATGGGCACCAACCCATGCGCTGAGATTGCGTTGAATCCATTCCAGTTCTGTAACTTGGTAGAAGTAAATGCGTCTGACGTTAAGAGCCAAGAAGACTTGAACGACCGCGTGTACTGGGCCTCTGTTATTGGAACGTTGCAGGCTAGCTACACAGACTTCCATTACTTGCGTCCGATCTGGAAAGAGACCACAGAACGCGAGGCGTTGCTTGGCATCGGAATGACCGGTATTGCTAGTGGAGCTGTAATGAATCTAGACTTGGAGCTTGCTGTTGGCTATGCGTCTATGGCTAACGAAACAGTAAGTGAGCAGATCGGAATCAACAGAGCTGCACGTATCACATGCGTTAAGCCATCTGGAACGTCTTCTCTGGTGTTGGGAACATCTTCTGGTATCCATGCATGGCACGACGAATATTACGTGCGTAGAATGCGTATTGGAAAGAACGAAGCTATCTACACATACATGTCAATCTACCATCCAGAGATGTTGGAGGACGATGTGTTCAAGCCAACACAGCAAGCTGTTGTGTCTGTTCCACAGATGGCTCCAGCCGGTGCGATTACTAGAAGCAAGGAGAATGCAATTGAGTTCTTGGAGCGTGTTAAGTATTTCCACAAGCACTGGATCATGCCAGGGCACTGGACTGGTGACAACACGCACAACGTAAGTGCCACTGTTACCATGAAGCATGACGAATGGCCTGCTGTTGGTGAGTGGTTGTGGGAGAACAAGAAGCACTTCAACGGTCTTTCTTTCTTGCCAGAGGATCTAGGTACGTATGTTCAAACTCCTTTTGAGACCATCACGAAGGAAAGATACGAGCAACTCGTTACAAATCTTAACGCTTTGAATGTCGCAAATATTGTAGAAATTAGCGACAATACAAACTTGACTGACCAAGCTGCTTGTGCAGGCGGAGCTTGTGAGGTTCAGTAATGAATGACTTATCCGCCAAAACTTGACAAAAAATTGAGTTTTGGCGGGTTTATCATGCAAATTCCACATATTAAATAGCCAAAATTGGTAGAAAATCACAAAAATGGCAAATAAGGATTGCACAATAAAGCAGTCTAGTTTATTGTGCAAAA